GAAGCAGATCCGGCAGCAACAGCAGCAACACCTCCAGCAGCTCCGAAAACACCAAATCCGTATGCTGGGGCAGACGCAGATAAGTTTTCAAAACTAAGCCCGGAAGATCAAGAATGGTTAACACGCGCCGGCGGCAAGCCGGACATCAACGATCAATTTATTCTTGGAAGAGCACCAAATGGTGGCAAGCCGGCAACAGCACCAACACAACAAAATCAAAGTAAGGACTATAACATGAAAAAAGCAATGAACGAATCAGCTTCAATGAATGTATCAATGACAGCTGACACTGCTGATCAAGTTGCAGAACTAATGAAGCTGCTAAAAAATGCAGGTATGTCAGATGCAGCACCTGTAAGTAGTATGATGGCACCGACGCCTCCAATGGGAGCAGCGGCACCTAATCAAGATAACATGGCTGACTTTATTAATATGGTAGGCGGCGACGAAATGGAAGGCCCAGGAAAACCTTGCAGCGCTTGCGGCTACGTACATGAAGAAATGTCATGCAGTGAAGACACCTCCGAATATGATGCAGTAGTTGCAGAGTGGGACAACAGTCCAGACGAAGAATATAAAGATGCTAATTATATGCTCAATGACTTAGCTGGTGGTCTTAACCGTCCTAAGAAAGCATATGCTAAAGCACAAGACGGTGACAACGCAATGGCAGTTGAATCAATTAAAACTCAACTTTGGGCAGCTTTGACTGAGAAGAAAACTACTGAAGGCCGTGGCCGCGGTAAAAAGAAAGTTGAAGATACAAAAACTGCTGAAGGTCGTGGTAAAGTAATGGCCGGACGTGGACGTGGTAAAAAGAAAGTTGAAGATACAAAAACTGCTGAAGGTCGTGGTAAAGTAATGGCCGGACGTGGTAAAGACAAGTTAATGGCTGGACGTGGCCGCGGCAAGTAAAAATAGTAAGTCTTAGTAATTAGATGTACTAACCAAATAGGTCATTCGGGGCCTATTTGCTTGAGTAAATAATTATATGGTAAAAGACGATATTAATTGGACAGCATACTTTGATAGTATAAAGCCTGTTTGTCCTTGGAGCGCAGCAGCGTGGAAAAAGGGCGAAATTAAAGTTACACGATGGTGTGGGAAGTGGGAACACTTAGAAAATAACCAAGCAATTGTTTACATTGTGCCCAACTATAATCGTAGACGGTTAAAGAAACTTTGTAGTAAGCTAGATACTAGTTTGCAATATGAATGGTTATGGAGCGAGCCTAGATACGGCAAACATGCTGCTCCTACGCATATTTTAATCCAACAAGATAGACGCAAGCTATTTGATCTGCGCTTCGACATCGGATATTACAGTGATAAAATAGGTTAAATAAACGTATGGCAAAATCATTAGACGGCGTATTAATTAAAAAAGCAAACAGGCAGGAAACGTTTACTGAAGCGCAGATTGCTGACCTTTTTAAGTGTATGGATCCTGTAGACGGCTATTTGTATTTTGCTCGTAAGTTTGCATACATACAACATCCAGTAAAAGGCAAGTTGCTATTTGATCCGTATGAGTATCAAGAACGCTTGTTACAAAGTTATCATAATTTTCGCTTTAATATCAACATGTTACCTCGTCAAACAGGCAAGACTACATGTGCGGCAATCTACTTAGCATGGTATGCAATGTTTGTACCCGATCAAACAATCCTTATTGCTGCACACAAGTACACAGGTGCGCAAGAGATTATGCAGCGCATCCGTTACATTTATGAGTTATGCCCAGATCACATTAGAGCAGGTGTTACTAACTACAACAAAGGCTCAATCGAATTTGAAAATGGAAGTCGTATTGTTAGTGCTACTACAACAGGCAACACAGGACGTGGTATGAGTATTTCACTACTATATTGCGACGAGTTTGCGTTTGTACAACCTAACGTAGCTACAGACTTTTGGACATCAATATCTCCTACACTAGCAACTGGTGGCCGTGCTATTCTTACAAGCACACCAAACTCAGATGAAGATACATTTGCTACTATTTGGAAACAGGCAGAAGATAAGTTTGACGAGCACGGCAATGAACAAGAATTAGGAATTAACGGCTTCCACAGCTTCCGTAGTTATTGGACAGAACATCCAGATAGAGATGAAAAATGGAAACAGGAAGAACTAGGACGTATCGGCGAAGAACGATTCCGTCGTGAATACGACTGTGAATTCCTAGTATTTGACGAAACACTTGTTAGCAGCATTAAACTTGCTACCATGGCAGGTGATACTCCGCTAGTTAATATGGGACAAACACGCTGGTATAAGAAACCTACAAGCCAATATACGTATGCAGTAGCACTTGATCCGAGTATGGGCACAGGTGGCGACAATGCTGCAATACAAGTATTTGAATTACCAAGTTATGAACAAGTTGCAGAATGGCAACATAACACCACTGCTATTCCCGGGCAGATAAGAGTGCTTGCAGATATATGTAAGTACCTTGCACAGGAAACAGGGAACCAGAACGGAATTTACTGGAGTGTTGAAAACAACGGTATCGGCGAAGCAGCACTTCTCGTTATAAACGATTTTGGTGAAGAGAATATTCCAGGTCTATTTGTGAGCGAACCAATCAGAAAAGGACACGTCAGGAAATTCCGTAAAGGTTTTAATACTACACACGGCAGTAAAATTACTGCTTGTAGTAGACTTAAAACTATGATTGAAAATGATAAAATGATTTTGCACAGTAAGCCATTTATATCTGAGCTTAAAAACTTTGTGGCAACTGGTAGTAGTTATCAAGCAAAGGCTGGTCGAAGTGATGATTTAATTAGTGCTACGCTATTAGCAATAAGAATGATGGCAGTATTAAAAGACTGGGATCCTAGAATCTATAACACGTTTACACAAGCTGAAAATATGGAAGATTACGATGCACCAATGCCAATCTTCATAAGCACAAACTATTGATAAATATATTACAATGAAAAATTTAGATCTAATAGCAGAAGAACTTTTTAATAAAATACGTGGACGGTTTCCAAGTGTTACGTTAGGTGACGGCGAAGGCAAAGTTACTAACGTTCCTACAGATGCACGATTCTTTGATTTTGATTACAAAGAAGGTGCTGCAAACTTAGGAAAAATTAGCATAAGTTTATCTGAAAAAAGTGTTGAAATTATGTACAGTGATAGTTTTGTTTCAGAACAAGACGAAATTACAAAACAAAATTGGTACAATTTTCTAAAGGAAATTAGACAGTTTAGCAAGAAAAGATTAATGACGTTTGACACTCGTAACATAAACAAGTCAAACCTCGACAAAAGAGATTATAAATTTTTAGCACAAAATCGCGGAGAAGAAACAATGAGTGAATCAAAGATGTACGGAACAAACCGTGTGAGCTATCAAAAGGTTGATGGAGCAAGAATAGTAGTTAAACATACTGAAAGTGTTAACACAGAACTTGCAGGTGGCCGCACACGCAGTATTGGAAAGATATATATTGAAAGCGCAGACGGCGAGCGCTTCATATATCCATTTAAGCATCTAAGTGGTGCAAGAGCAATGGCACGTCACGTAGCAGAAGGCGGCAAACCATTTGATGACTTTGGTACACACATTGTTGGCTTATCAGAAGAAATGAATAAACTCCGCAAGTTTAAATCTTACATGGGCCGCAGTGCTGTAATGGCAGAAAGTTTAGCTGGGTATACTAGTGTAGTAAACGATCGTATTAAGTCAGTTAAAAAGACTATCGAAAGTCTACAAAAACCAAACTACTATGCAGAAGCATTTGGTTCTTTTGAAGTAGCAGTTATGGAAGATGTTCCTGCAGATGTTAAAGAAAACTGGATTGATCAATTAACTATCAAACAGTTTAACGAAGAACTATCAGATGTGTTTCCATACATCTACAAACTAGTAAGTGAAGCAACAAGAGCAAAAGAACTAACAGCTGAAGATTTACTAGGTGAGGCTGATACTGTCTCTGGAGTTGGCACAGAAGTGTCACCTGGCGGAGTTAAAGCGTATGAATCAGATATTAATAATGCATTTGAAGAAATGATGGGACAGTTTGCAGAATCTAAAGATGATGATTTTGAAGAAGGCAATGCATATGCACAAGCAGTGCAACAGGCCAAAATGAACGGCAAGAAAAAAGGCGACAAGATTGACGGCCCCGACGGTGATGAAATTACACTTGAAAAAGAACAAAAGACACCAGTGACTGAATACATCCTTAGCATGTTCGATCGTGAAACAGGACAGTTTCCAAAAGGCGAAACAGCAATATTAACAGCAATAGAAAAAGACTACGGCGAACAATACATTAACCCGGCTAAAGCGTTTATCGAAGCAATCAATGCAAAGTACGAAGAACTTAATGCAGGCCCTGCAATACAGGAAATTGAGTTTGATGAACCAACTGCTGGAACTATGATGGAACCAACAGTCGAACAAGACGACGAACTAAACAGTATCCGTAGACTATCAGGCATATAAAATAAATTCAAAAATTCAGCAGATATCACTTGACGTCTGCTAAATATCAGTGTATAGTAGTAACTGTGCTATACACTTTAAGGCACTAGTAGCAATAACGCTACTGCACATAGGCAACATTTTAGGAGGCATTAACTATGGCATCATTAGCAGAAATCCGAGCAAAGCTCAAAGAGCAAGAATCACGCACAGGGGGCAATAATACCCAAGGCGGCGGTGATAACGCAATTTACCCATTTTGGAATATTAAAGAAGGCGAATCGGCAACGATGCGTTTCCTTCCAGATGGCGACACTGAAAACACTTTCTTCTGGAAAGAGCGTTTGATTATTAAACTTCCATTTGCAGGCATTAAAGGTGAAACTGATTCACGCCCTGTACAAGTACAAGTTCCATGTATGGAAATGTACGGCGAAGCATGTCCTATTCTACAGGAAGTTCGCGGCTGGTTTAAGGACGCTTCATTAGAAGATATGGGTCGTAAGTACTGGAAAAAACGTTCTTACATTTTCCAAGGGTTTGTAACAGAAAATCCCTTGCAAGAAGAAAAGCCAGAAAATCCAATTCGACGATTCATCATTGGTCCTCAGATCTTCCAGATCATTAAAGCAGCATTAATGGATCCAGACATGGAAGAATTACCAACAGACTATACTGCCGGCGTAGACTTCCGTCTTAACAAAACGTCTAAAGGTGGATACGCAGACTATGGTACAAGCACTTGGGCACGTAGAGATCGTCCGCTGAATGATGCAGAAATGTTAGCAGTTCAGACTCATGGATTGTATAACATGAATGACTTCCTTCCTAAGAAGCCAGACGACGTTGCTATTAAAGTGATGAAAGAAATGTTTGAAGCATCAGTAGATGGTGAAGCATATGATGCAGATCGTTGGAGCCAATACTTCCGACCAAGCGGTATGCAAGCTCGCACAGGCGATCCTATGAAAGCCGCAAGTGTGGGTGCAACTGCAACTAGCCAAAGTGCTCCAGTAGCACAAGCAGCACCTGCTCCAGTAGCACAAGCAGCACCTGCTCCAGTAGCACAAGCAGCACCTGCTCCAGTAGCACAAGCAGCACCTGCCCCGGCAGCAACTGGTGGTGCAGGCGACATCCTAGCGATGATCCGCGCACGTCAACAGCAGGCTTAATAAACAACACGGCTGGGGCCTCTGTGCTATAAGCATACGCCCTAGTTATCTTGGCTTTAAATAGGAGAAATAATGGCTAAATCATTTGATGTTAGTAAGTTCCGTAAGGACTTGACTAAAAGTATCTCAGGCGTGAGTGCTGGATTTAACGATCCTACTGATTGGATTTCAACAGGATCATACGCATTAAACTTGCTTATTTCAGGAGACTTTAACAAAGGTGTTCCGTTGGGTAAAGTAACTGTATTCGCAGGCGAATCAGGTGCAGGCAAGTCGTATTTTTGCAGTGGCAACATTGTAAAGAACGCACAAGAGCAAGGTATCTATGTAGTCCTAGTTGACTCAGAGAATGCACTTGACGAAAGCTGGTTGCATGCACTAGGTGTGCAGACTGGCGAAGACAAATTGCTTAAACTTAATATGGCAATGATTGATGACGTAGCAAAAACTATCTCAACTTTCATGATTGACTACAAAGCAATGAACGAAGAAGATCGTCCTAAAGTATTGTTTGTTATTGACAGCTTGGGTATGTTACTAACACCTACTGACGTCGATCAGTTCCAAAAGGGTGATATGAAGGGCGATATGGGTCGTAAGCCTAAAGCACTTACTTCATTAGTTCGTAACACTGTAAACATGATCGGCAGCTACAATGTTGGACTAGTTTGTACTAACCACACATATGCATCGCAGGACATGTTTGACCCAGATGATAAGATCTCAGGCGGTAGTGGCTTTATCTATGCATCAAGTATTGTTGTTGCAATGAAAAAGATGAAGTTAAAAGAAGACGAAGACGGCAATAAGATCACAGAAGTTATGGGTATCCGTGCAGGTTGTAAAGTAATGAAGACACGCTATGCAAAACCGTTTGAAGGTGTGCAGGTTAAGATTCCTTATGAAACTGGTATGAATCCTTACTCTGGTTTAGTTGAATTGTTTGAGAAGAAAAACTTATTGGTTAAGCAAGGCAATCGACTCAAGTATGTTGACTTAGCTGGTGTCGAGCATATCGATTATCGTAAGCAATGGAATGGTCCTAAACTTGAAATGATTATGTCAGAGTACAAAGAAAAAACAGCTACTGTGGTAAATACCGGTGAAGTTGTTGAAGATACAGCTGATTTAATCGAAGAAACTTTTGAGGAATAATCTATGGACGAGAGTCAAATTGTAGAAGTGTGGACTTTATTTAAAGAGTACATTGATAAAAAGAATCATGAACTTGCAGCAGAGCGGTTTGTTGATTTGCTAGCTGACTACGGCGTAGCAGATGACACCCTAACTAATACACTAGGTTCTGATGCGGTGCTAGACGGTGCAATTAATTACTTCTTAGATATCGACGAAGAAAATTTTGCTGATGACGATTCATGGGAAGATGAGGATTAATAATGGGCTGGTATTCAATCGTATCGCGTGACATTTCTAAAATTCCTGATGCAGTAGCGCATTATGAAAACGAACTGTTGTCTGCAAAACATGAGGTCAAACTCAAAGGTAATGTAGAACGTGCTGCGGCTGAAATGCCAGGCATTGTTGAACAACGCTTTAATCAACTCCAAGAGATCGAAGCAATCCTCAACTATTTAAATATCGAACTACGTAGATTGCGTAGTTCGTATTTTAAGAAATACCTCGAAAACTATCAACGAGCATTAAGCAGTCGTGACGTTGAAAAATACGTAGACGGTGAGGCAGATGTTGTTGACTACGAAAAGATTATCAACGAGTTTGCACTAATGCGTAACAAATGGTTAGGTTTACTAAAAGGACTCGATCAAAAACAATGGCAGATTACTAATGTTGTAAAACTTAGAGTTGCAGGAATGGAAGATGCCTCTTTATAATATTCTCATAGGATGCGATCAAGCATATTATGATGACTG